TGTAACATCCATTCCGTGTTCTAAACCTGCATAGAAGAAATTTCCGTTGTTATCTTCTACGATAACTTGTGGACGCCCGTAAGCCATTAATTTCAATTCTTTGTGGTCTTTAACTGTTAACTTTTTGAAAGTCAACTCTAATACTTGCTCGTAAAACGTTGTTCCGTTTTCTCTTGAGCTATTTACGTTTTGTGTAAATGTAGAAGCACCTTTTAAATCGTATTTGTAAGCAGTTGGAGTTCCTGTAACAGCATCGATTACATCGGTATTTGTAGCATCGTAAGTATAACCTGTTGCGTCTCCGTAATTAACGAAATAAACCGCTTTTAAGCCACCTACTGAATCTTTACATACTTCTAATCTTCCACTTGATAAATCACAAGCCATATGTATATATTTTTATTAGTTAATTAAAAAAAGGGTGGCGTTTATTTCACCACCCCTTTGAAGTTTAGTTTGCTTAAAATTAAGCAGGAGTGTAAAGAACGATATCAGAACCAATTCCGTATTGAACACCTGCAGTAAATCTCATTACGATTCTTACATTCTGAGATCCGTCGATGTCAGCCATATCAATCACTTTCACTTCGTTATGATCAGATAATAAACCTGTTCCGAAATATAAGTTAGATTTTTCAGCAGCCATCATATAGTTGTTAGCCAATCCGTTTGCAACAAATATTTTAACTCCGTCAAAAGTTAAACTTCCGTTGTTAAACCATTGTGTACCTTGATTGTTTGTACCATTAGCACCTAAACCTGAAGCAGCAAAACCACCTAAAGCACGAACGTAAGCACGAGCAACGTTTTGAGATACATAGATATATAAATCTTCTTTTCCGTATAAAGCAGCAGGAATAGCATCAACTACTTTTCCTAATTCAGCAATAACGTTAGCAGCAGTTACAGCAGTACCAACTACGTCGATAACAGTTGCATCAGCAGTAGCTAAAGTAACGAATCCGTCAAATTGTCCTGCAGTAGCAGTAGCACCTCTCCAAATTGATACTTCGTTGTTTTGAGCAGCTTTAGCAGCAACGTGCGCTAATAAGAAATCTTGAAAAGAAGGTGGCATTGAATCGAATGCAGAATATCCCATTTCAATCGCTTCCCAATCTGAACGGAAATCTTTTTTACAAAGTTGTAAATTGATTTGGAATTCCTCAGGAGTGATGATTCTTTCAGTTAAAGTAACTGTAGAAGTTGCATCGAAATCACAAGTAGCATCTTTAACTAAATCGTTAGTTGCTAATTTTTTAATTACTTCTTTGAAAGCAATGTTTGGTTTTACTTCAATACCACCGTTTTCGATAGTAGAGGCAGACAATAAAGCAGCAGAAATATATTTCCCTGCAAACTGACCTGCATAAGTAGTTGTAATAGAAGTTGTAGTCGCCATTTTTTAATTATTTAAAGTTTGAAATTTTGTTTAATACAGAATCAAAAGTTGTTTTTGTTCTATTTTGTGAGAAAGTATGTAATTCTCTTTTAGTTGTAGCTTCAGGATTGTGTGTTAAAGGCTCAGCAGATAATTCTACTTCTTTAACTTCAACTTTAGCTAATTTTAATTCTTCGATTTCTTTTCTTAAAGATTCGATTTCAGCAAAGAACATTTCTTTAGTAACTGATTCAATTACTCTTTTAGGTTCTTTTACTTCGGTCATTTCTTGCTCTACTTCAACTTCTACTTCAGCAGGTGCTTCTTCAGCAACAGGCGCTTCCATTTCTTTGATTTCAGCAATAATACCTTCTTCGGCTACGATTAAAATCATACCATCTTCTAACTTATATTCTCCAACAGGTAAAGCAATTCTATCTTCTTCGTTTACGATGAAAACACTTGCACCTGCTTCAAATACTTCAGCTTCGATAATAGTACCATTCTCTAAAGCCATTTGAGCAAGTTTTACTTCCATTCCCAATAAGGTTTTGATTTGGTTAATTACGTTCGACATTATTTATTTATTTTGATTAAAATCTTTTTGCGTATTCAGCTGATTCAGTCGCCATTTTAGCAACATCAGTTTTCCATTCTTCCCAAGCATTCATAGTGTTTCTTGCATCTTGAACAACAGGTGTATTAGAAGCGTCTAAACCTAATTCTTTTGCAGCTGCTTCAATCTCTTTAATCATTGACCATAAATTAGCAGATAAAGGCATTCCTGATTTTGCGTTAGATGAAAATTCATTAAACTTTTTACCTAAAGCAGATGCTTCACTTTTTAATTTATCTAATTGGTCTTGGTATTTTTGACCTGCTGCTAAATCTTTAGTTACTTTAGCTGATGCAGCTTGTAAATCTTTTAAATTAGCTAACTCAACTTTTTGTGTAGCAAGTTCAGTTTTGAATAATTTGTTGCCTACGGATTTTAACGTACTCATTCGTTTTTTGTTTTAAAATTAATATTATAAAGTTTTGTTATATTTTTAACAATTAGTTACTAACTCTTACGATAGTTCTTGGCTCGTTAACATTGTTAATTAATGATTCACCACCTTGTGAAAGTGTAGCACCAATTCCTTGATTTTGTAAATCACCATTACAACATTCTTTACTGTAGGTACTGTCTGCACATAGACAACCTCTGTTTCCGCCCGTTGGGCTTGTTCTGCTTTTAGTTTGTTTGCTCATATTAGTATTTATTGTTTTGTGTTCTTTGAATAAAATATATTACATCGTGTATATTTCCCGAATGACTTGCTTTGATTTTAACGCTTAAACCATTTGTTACTACGTCTGAATCAGCATAGTATTGAAAAGTTTTTGCGTAGGTATGTTCTACATTGTTTCCTTTTGGAAAAGTAATTGTATCTCTTATCCTGTCGTAAGGCGTTCCATTGCCGCCTTCAAGATAAATATCAACGTGTCCGTTTGCGTTGCTTATTTGTGCTTTAAATGCTATTGTAACTATATATACATCGTTATTAAACTCTGCTCTTAATTTATTGCCTGAATAATAATCTATTGCAGAATTTATATTTGTGTCAATTACAAAACCTTTATTGTTTGGAACTGTAAAAGCAGTTGTAGTAAAAGTAAAAGGTGAAGCATTTGTATATTGTGTATCATCATATCTTGCCCAACCTAAACCCATATTTCCCGATTGAGGTGGATATACTCTAACTTGTTCGCCATTAAAACCCATAAATAATGCTTCATCGGTTACAAGCATAGCACCTTGTTCAATATTTACATTATCGACTTCGGTTTGAGTTGTTTCTTGAACGTGAACTTTATAAGCGGTATTATTTGTTGTAGCCATTAAACTTTATTTAAAATTTGTTTAATTTTTTCAATTAGTTCTTCTTCTTCATTAAGTACTTTGCTTAATTCTTTTTTCTTTTCTAATTGATCGGCAAAATGTCCTTCTAAACTAAAACCTTTTACCTTGCCTGTTTTAACGTAGTCGTTCCAAATTTCGTCATTGTCAACTTTTATACTTGCCATCCAAGTACCAAGCGGAACGTTTAAATTATACAACGCACTTTTATCTTTAGTTAAATCTTCAACTATCCAAGATTCAACAACTGTTAAACCTTCAATAACTTTAGAATGCTCTAATGTTGAATTGCCTTGATTGCCATTCTTTAAAAACAACTGAGACGCTTTTACGACAGTATCTTTTGAAAAATATATATAGTATTCATCTTCGCCATTACGTCGGTAAATTGGCTTTTCAGGAATCAAAACCGCACCCATTAAAATACGTTTCTCTTTGCTTATTTCAGCAAGTTTAATTTCTTCAGACTTTAACGCTACAAAATCGGATTCAATAGCAGGTGATTCAACTACGCTAATAGCTTCTACACCTTGCATTTCTTCTTTGTCGTCTATAATTAATTCTATTAGATTCATTTGTTTTATTTTAAAAATTAAGTTTTAATTAAATTGTTTTTTTGTAAACAAATTTGTTTATATTATCCAATACTTGCGTTTCTTACAATAGATCTATCTAAAGCCTGCTGAGTGGTTACGTTGTTAGCAACTACATACGCTTGAACGGGTTGTTGAGCGCCTAACGTTTGTGCAATTTGATTAACTCCGCTATTGCCTACAACATTAAAACTTGGAGCTGCAGCTGCACCACCACCTGCGCCACTTATTGAAGGTGCAGAACCACCACCACCACCTTTTGGAGTCTTTACAGATAATATTTTTTTAATATTCATTAAACCACCTGCTACAGCAATACCTGCATAAACAGCACCTAAAGCAGGGGATGCTACAGTTGGAACAGGCAAAAACGCTGATTCATAAGCCTTTTGTGCTGTACTATAAGTTGAAATAGCAGTTGATGCTACTGCAAAAGCCTTTCCTGCAGTTGTACTTTCACCTGCCAATGCGCTCATATTTTGCAAAGCATTACCTATACCTTCTAATTGCGCTTGTTTAGCTTGTTTTTCTAATTCACCAATTTGTATCCTTGCATCAGAATATTGTTTTTCAATATTTGTTCTTTGTGCTTCACTTAATGATTTATCTTCTAACAATAAACGTTCTTGTTCATTTAACGCTTCTCTACGAATATCAAAACTTAACCTTTCATTGTCTATTAATAGTTGTTGGTTTTCAACTGCCTTGTTTCTTTTTTCAATAGCTATTCCATCTTCGGCTAATAATATTTGTTGCTCTAATTCTTGTTTCTTTAATGCAAATTCTTTTTCAGCATCTACTCTTGCTTGAGTTCCTTCTTTATAAAGTAATTTAGCATCATCTAATCTTTTTTGCTCTATTATTAATTCATCAGCCGCAGCTTGTTTTTGAGCTTCTAATTTTGCTTGAGTATCTGTTATTCTTTCAGCTGCAAATTTCTTTTGATTAATTGCTAATTCAGTTTCTGTTTCTAATTTAGTTTTTCCTAAATCATTTAACTCTCTATCTAATGATAAATCATTTGCTTTTTGTTCAGAACGTAAACCTTCAATTTGAGCAAGTACTCCTTGTTTATTTGTGTTAGCGTTTATTAAGGCAGTTTGATTTTCAATATTATTGTTTTGTTTTGCGGTAACTGCTGCTGCTGCTATTTGTGCATTTGCAGTAGCTAACATAGCTTTTTCTTGTTTGTCTAAAACATCTTTTAAATCGTTATTTGCCTTGATTCTATCTTCAACACTATTGCGTTCTTCGTCACGAACTTGTCGTAATTTTTCGGCTTGTCTATCGTATTGCTCAACTAAACCTGCTTGTGTAGCTTCAGCTAATTTTGCAGTGTTTTGTAATTGTACATTTGCTTTAGCTTGTGCAAAAGCCCCCGCAACTGATATTTTAGAAATACCATCAACACTTCCTTCTATAACCGCACCTACTTCACCAACTGCTTTACCAATATTATTAGCAACTTGTTTACCCGCTTTAACTGCATCAGTTCCTACTTCTTTTAAACTACCTTTAGTTTCGTCAATTCGTTTAGTTAATGCTTTAATTGTTTTTGGGTCACCATCACCAAATAAAGATTCTTCCCAAGCTAAACGAACTTCATCAATAGTTAATTTAATTCCGTAGAAAGCTAATTTTAAAGGTGTTAAACCTAAAGTTAATAAACCGCCTATTGTCTTTTTTAAACCTTCAAAACCATTTGTAGCACCGCCTACCTTTTCAATAACTGAAACTACAATATTTGTAACTTGACTAAATACATTTGCAACAGTACCCATAACTGCAGAAAAAGTATCAGCAACCTTTTGATTGCCCATAAATACTTCTTTTAAAGTACTTAATGCACCAATGATCAAACCAATACCCATAGCTTTAATAGCTAAACCTACGCCTTTAAAACCATCTGCTAATGACTTGGTAGATTTTTCAGTATCTTCTGTAGCTTTCTCAATGTTGTTAATAGACTTGGAAGCAGCTTTGCCTAAATCTTCAAATTGGCCCGTTAATTTTTTTACGTCTTTTTCAGCGTCAGATGCATTTACATCAATTTCTATTGTTTTCTTAATTGCCATTTTATTGTTTGTTTTAATTCTTTAAAGTTTTCGGGCATCTTGTATTTTCCTTTTGCTATTGCAATCGCTTCGCTATCTTGTTCGTTTAACAATGGTAGCATTTCTAATATAAGTTTAAGCATCCTGTACTATTATTATTCTATCATCTAAATTACTTACTATACTTGCAATACGTTCGGGTCCTATATTTGCTTTCACAACCACATCAACATAAGTACTACCATTTGTAACACTTGTTATTAATGAATCAGGGTCACTTTGTATTGTCCAAGTTAATGGTATTGGTGAAGTTGTATTAAAACGTAAAATTTGAACTGAATTGTCAGTTGTTCTTATTGTACTATTATTATAATTAATACTTCTAAAATCTTGTATTAATTCAAAGTCACTTTCAAACGTTGTTAAATCAGTTGTAAATTGGTTTATAATGTATCTTTTATCACGTATTACAATTCTGTCGTTTAATTTTAAATTCAATAACTCTAAATAAGGCAAACGCATTTTAACTTTTACCAATCTTGATTTTAAACTATAAAGGTTATTTAAGTAATCTAAATAATAATTAGAAAATAAAGTTCTGTAAACATTTTCAAAATATACAGTACTAACTTCAACTCCCCAATTCAATGTGTTAGTTTGGTTTCTATTTACATTAACATCAGCTCCGAATACATTTGCGTAATTAAAACTAATAGGAGTGTTTATACCATCACTAAAGTACCAATCAACATCAAACGTTTGTCCACCTGTAAAATATAAAATAACTCCTTTAGGTTTAAATGGTTTTAAATCAGGTTTAAACGCATATCCTACTTGAGGTAAAGAAGTAGTTGATATTGTATTATTCCAATTATTAAATAATAAATTCTCAAATGGTAACTGTATTGTGTAATCACCACCGTCGTTAAAGAAAGCATAATTTAAATCACCATATTCACGAGCATTTCTGTCATAGAAAGTTCTATTTAAAACACTCTCATTTTTTTGGTATTTAAAATCTATTTTCTTATATGGCTTAACTCTGTCAAATTGAAAATCAGTAGTTGTATATCCGCTAAAATCTTTTATTTTTCCTAAAAAATACCAATTTTCTAATTGCTCAATAGTAAAGTTTACACCATCTTCGCTATAACAAGTTAAGTTAAACATTTTTAACATACCTGAAAAGAAATCACTTACTTTCATATCAGGTGCAATAAATGATAAATCCATTAAGTTATTCATAAGTATAGAACCACTATCACTAAAAGTAGTTATTAATCCATCGGTAGGTTGAATTGGGTTACTTACAATAAATTTATTAGCAGTATAAGTATAGTTAAAAGTAGGAGTAGAAGCACTAAATGCTTTTTTAATTGCAAAAGAAAAAACTCCTGCACCTGTTTGTGTTCCTAAAGTATAGCTTATTGAATCAGTAACACCTTGAACAGAACCAAAAAATACATTATTTTTATAAACTATTAATGTCATATCAAATGGTGTAGCACTTGTAACGTTAACAGTAAATGTTCCACTATCTTCAAATCCTACTGCAGTAACTGTATTGTTTGTAGCATCAACGTAAAAGTTACCATCATTTTCAGTAACTTGTATTTCAATTTTACGTTCAGCAGTTGTCATTGTGTACGTTTCAGCTTCGTTATTCTTAAGCCACAAATATGCTTTTGTAAAACGTTCATCGTTTAAAAATACACCATTAAAGTTTACGTTGTATCTTGTTTCAAACGCATTAAGTATTAAAGGCAATTTAATTGCAGGAAATAACTCATTATAAACTATCGGATAACTACTCGATGTAGGTGCTTCAGGATCTGCTGAATTCCAAGTACGTTTTGAACTAATCAAAGGAAATAATACATCAGTTTGTGAGGCAGATAAGGCATTTGTAACCAAATCTTGTACTAAGTCCCCACTATACGAAATAGTGTAATCATTTAACTCTTTTACATCCTGTAATTTCTCATCACCGAACTTATCTATTAAACTCTTTAATTCTCCATAGAAAGTTAGCTTATAATCCTCTATTCTGTTATTCTTAATAGTAGCTCCCTCTAATTGCCATCTACCAACACGAAAAGTTTGTGTGTCGATTTCAATATAACCACTATATCTTATGCGTTGATCAAAAGCATTGTCTAAACTATTCTCGTACCAATGTTTAAATATTTCGTTATTGTTTGCACTTGCAGGAATAGTAAAACTTTGCGAGTAGTCAGTAAATATTTTTGAAATATCGCTAATATTTTGAATCGACGAAGTAACAGATATTTTTTCATCTTCAAATAATTCAATACGATTGTAAGTATTTAATTCTGCAAAGCTACTGCCTAAAGATTCTATTGTACTTGTTAAACAACTACCTGCTTCAAATGTACCACCATCAGCTTCAACTCTATTTATAAAGTTGGTTAACGTAGCAACATCTGCGTTCTGATATTTAGGAGTTTTAATAAATAAAGCTACTTCCATTTTATATTACATCGTTAATTAGTCCGAAGTTGTATTCAAATTCTATTTCGTAATTTATAACCTTATTGTTTAAACTTGTTTTCTTTTCGCTTGTCTTGCTTTTTACTACTGCAGGTTTACCACCTAATAAAACAGTTTCACTTAAAAGCAAATCTTGAATCAACTCAAAGTAGTTTTCGTCAACCCAACCGGTATTACATTTAATTGATTGTTTACCTTGATGATTAAAACGCTTTCTTTGCCCTTGTAAGACATTATAATCTATGCTTGAAGGTAACATATTAAATTCTTTAAATTCTGTTTCTATTGCTTCCGTAGACGCTTTAAAAAACGTTAAGAATTGCCAACCACCAAAACGATTTACAAACGTACAAATAACAGGTGTGTATTTAGGTTCACAAATTATTTCGGATTTAAACTCAAAGTAATCATCCCCATTAACATTTGCAGTCAAAGGTATTTTATACATAGTATCATTAGCAACTGTTAAAGTACCATAACCTATTATATCATAAGTTCCCGCTTCATAAAATACATTTACATAAGGTACAACCGAAGCCCATTTTTGAAAAGTAATAGAAGGGTTAACTAAAGGTTTTACAAAATAATCGTTATATTGATTATAACCTATTGAATAATTAGTATATCCGTTTAAACAAATAAATGTTTCGTCTACAACTTCTACATCATCTGAATAAGAAACTACTCGCATAAAACACCAAGTATTTACATTTTCTTCAGTAGGTACACTAACAACTACAGGTGAAATAGGTTTGATAAATTCACTTGCGTAGTTTGCTACATTCCAAGCTAATTTGTTTTGGTTTGCACTTGGTACATTTTTAGTCAAAGTATAATTTGGAGTTGTAGGCTCTGTAGTTCCTTTGTTCCAAATAAATATTTCAAGTTTTCCTGTTAATTGTCCTGCTTCGTCTACTTCGATAAAGTAAGGGCTTCTGATAAATATTTTCTTCATTATTTTGTAATTGTATATTTTAAAAATTGTTCTACATCTAAACCATAAGCTTCAACTAATTCATCGGGTAAACGTTCAAATGCTTTTTCAAATGGTTTTGTAAAAAATAAACTTGGTTTAATACCACGAGCATAAATATTACGTGCTACTATTTGAGCAATAGTTTTAACATTGCCTTGACTAAACCTACCTTTTGAATCTCTTAATCTTAAATTCTTTGACTTAACCCACTTTTCTAATTTGTTTGTAAAGTCACCCCATTTACCGCTGAAGTTACCACTACCAAATCTATATTCTGATTGTGGCGCCTGTTGCCCTTTTATCTTTGCATTAGGAGATACCTTACTTGGGTCTTTACCCCTAACACCTTTGTCAACAAACGCACCGTAATCTTCCATTAAAAA